ATTTAACTACCTTTGTGTGGGAGAACTATATGCCACCGCAGCAACTATTGTTCAACACGCCAGTTACACCTTTCATGTTCGGTGTGAATGGTAATCAAGCGTTCTTTACTCCAATGGGGTGGGTTGCCCTCCCATTTCGTTATTGGAGGGGTTCCATACGCTTTCGTTTTGAAGTTGTGGCATCCAAATTCCATCGTGGACGTTTGCGCGTCTGTTATGACCCACATCATCAACAAACAACTGAATATAATGTAAATTATACAAAGTTGGTTGACATTGCAGATGGCGCAGATTTCACAGTGGAAGTTGGTTGGGCTCAAGGTTTACCATACCTTATAGTTCCACCTGTACCTTTAACAGCACCTATGTTTGGTAATACAGCCATCACTGGGAATGTCGCTGGAGCTAATGGCATATTATCTATGTTTGTCGTTAACTCTTTGACTGCACCAAGTGAGACAGTTTCCAATGCCTACATTAATGTTTATGTATCAGCGTGCGATGATTTTGAAGTTCAAGCACCTAATGCAGGCAATTTAATTGGTTTAGTTATCAATCAAAATGGGAAGAATCCCCAACCAGTTGATGATGGAGGTAGTGGAAATCCGAATGTACCAGATCCCCCAGGTTATGGTACCACACTAGGTAGTTATGTGCATTACATACAACCTGGTGGTGACAAAGATGTTCTAGCGCCACGTTTATACGGTTATGGCGCTATTTGTTTAGGAGCCAATAACATGGTTAAGAACTTTGATGGTTCAACCACTCTCTCATTGAACGGTAACTTGGAGTCGGTGGCGACACCTTACGATTTGACTTTCCAATTAGTAGCTGCTAATGCAGCCCCAGCGACAGTAAAAGTTACCATTGGCGGTGTCCCTTATACATCGACATTTGGACCAAATGGTAGTGATGGTATTAAGAAAGCCATAGTTACTTACACAGTACCTGCCAATACTAGCACTGCTAACTTTCTCATAGAATCAATTGATGGACAACCA